CGGGATGTATGCGATATTCCATGGAGACGGTATCGACAACTGGATCTTACCGAAGATGGCGGGGTTACAACGCGGCCAAATGGTTCCGTTCGATCAAGAGATTGCGCTCTTCGGGGCGTGGATGAAAACGATTGGAGAGAAGCTCATATGTGTCGTCGCGGGTAACCATGACAACTGGACCAGTCGTATGAGTGGTATTGATGTGGTGGCTAGTGTCACTCCGCCAACAACGCTTTACGATCAGAACCAGATTCTGTTCGATCTCAAGTGGAGTGTAAATAGTTTACGCATTTGCGTACGTCATAAGTGGCGCGGTAGCAGTCAGGCCAACCCCACTGGTGGAATGGAAAAGTCCGCCCGTGATCTTGATGCCGATGTCTACGTTGGTGGCCACACCCACATCGGTACGCTCTTCCGTTCTTTTGTGGTACGCGGTAAGGATCGCTTAGCGGTGCTGACTGGTACCTACAAGACTCACGATGAGTACGCCGCCGAATTAGGATTCCCCGAGAGCAGTCACTCTGGTTGTGGAGCTATGGTAGTTGACCCTGATGGTTCGATTACGTGGATCCGCGACCTAAAGGAAGCCGCTCGCTACCTCGCATTTAAACGATCGGAGGTGATGGCCAATGCCAAGAGCTAGCAAACCTAGCGACCTACCCAAATTAGATCTGCCGAAACCAACGGCAAAGCGCGAACGCCTTAGTGGTAATCGCAATACAGCAAAAGAACTAGACATGAAGACGGGCGAGTTCTTACCGGGACATGGTAAGCGCTCTAAGGATCACGGATTGATCCCGGAGGTAAAACTCAACTGGATTAAAGTGACTGGCCTTAAGCGTGCCTTCCTCATTGCCTACGCAGAGTGCGGTAGTTTGATTACCGCCTGCAACATAGCCAACGTACACCCAAGCAGTGTGCGCTCGTGGCTAGTCCATGACACAGAGTTCCTATCAGAGTTTGATACGGCCACTGACAATGCCGTAGCAATGCTTGAGATGGAAGCTCGCCGCAGAGCGCTCGAAGGGTCGGATAGACTCTTAGAGTTCTTGTTAAAGAGTCTGCGTCCGGAGGTATACAGAGAACGATATGAGATCAAGCAAGAGATCGCCACAGACTACATTATCGACCTCAGCGGGCCAACCCCAGCAGAGAGTAATCAAGCACTCCTCAGCGACGGAGCCCCAGAGATTATTCTGGAGTAACCCATGTCCTTACAAGCTATTCGTGGGTGGCCGCGGTAGTGGTAAGACACGTGGTGGTGCGGTAGACTTACTCCGCATGCCAGCTAACTCAAATGCGATGGTCATAGCTCCGACAAACATGATGCTTCGTGACGGTGCACTGCGTACTCTCGTTGAGTTAAGTCGCGCCGCCGGTATCTTTGTTGACTACCACACTACTCATCAAGAGTTAATCCTGATGGGTAATCGCCGCATCTACTTCAGATCGGGGGAACACCCAGACCGTATCCGCGGTATCAACGTGGGCTACATCTGGTTTGACGAGCTTTGTTATTGTAAACCTGAGGTATGGCCAATTGCAATTGCAACACTGCGGGAGTTTCCGCGGAAAGTTATTGCGACCACTACGCCCAATGGAAAGGATTTTGTTTACGATATTTTCCATCGTGATTCAGGTAAATATGCAATCGTGCACAGTGCGAGCAGTGACAATGTTTTCCTCGATAGCGACTATGTAAAGGATTTAGAGGAGAATATGACCGCCGAGCAATTCCGACAAGAAGGGCTTGGCCAATTCATTGATCCGATTGGTGCTGACTTCAATCGCACGTGGTTTAAGTACGCGGAGCAAGTACCCGAAGATATTCAGTGGTACCGCTACTGGGACTTAGCCATGACCACCAAGCAGACCAGCGACTACACTGCAAGCGCTAAGCTTGGTATGGACTCAATGGGTCGTCTGTGGTTGGCCGACATTATTCAGGTTAAGAGAGAATACCCGGAGATCAAACAGCTGATCATTGAAACGATGCTGTCGGAACCGGATACGATCGTTGGCATCGAAGAAGCAGTCAGTGGTTTTGCCGCAATGCAAGAACTACGCCGCTTACCAGAGATTGCTGACATTACATTACGCGGTATCAGAGTAGACAGAGATAAGCGTAGCAGAGCAATGCCGTGGGCCGCTAAGGCTCAGCAGGGCTTGTTTACAATGCTACACGCAACGTGGAATCGAAAGTTCCTAGACGAAGTGACGGCCTTTCCAAATGGAGTACACGACGACATGGTTGACTCGGTTTCGGGTGCGTTGCAAATGCTTTCTCAAAAAAATTTAACATGGGAGATATACTAAATTATGGGACAAGTTTCTTTACCCGCATGGGTCGAGCAGATACAGACGCAGGATAAACTGCGGGATACTGCCGAAGCTTACAAGAAGGTTCCGATGCTCTACAGAGCAATCAACCTCCGGGCCGATGCCATTTCGAGTGTTCCCTTTCGCGTTGAACGGAACGGGGAACCAAGCGAGTGGTATTTCAAAACGGATCTGTCCGAACTACTCCGCGAAACGGAGACTTCACTACTGCTTTCAGGAGCCGCGTTCTGGTTAAAGATCATGCGCGGGCGTGTACTCGTAGGCTTCAAAGTCATGAATCCGTTTACGATGACCGTCACGCTGGAGAACGAGGGATTAAACCCGGCCAACTTGCTCGATTCGATGCGGTTTACGCAATCAATCAACGGCCAGACTTATGGACCTTGGACGAGCGAGCATGTAATCTACTTTCGTGAGAACTCCTATGATAGCGATGTTGGCCATGGCTTAGCACCCGCAGAGGTAGCTATGCAAGCGTGTCAGCAAGCTTATTACTTGGAGCGGTTCACGGGTGCATTCTTTGAGCACGGTGCTCAGCCGATCACCATCGTATCAGTACCTACGGATACTTCCGAGACTGAGCTTAAACGGTTCAGTAAGAACTGGATCGACAAGTTCACGGGAGTTGTTAACGCATTTCGGCCATCATTCATTCGTGGCGGTGATATTAAAACCACGGTGATTACTCCGCCCTTGAAGGATTTGATGCTTCCTGAACTGACTGAGCGTTCGATTACGGAAGTAGCCATGGCCCTCAATGTACCACGGACGATGTTAGAAGCGTCTGCCGCTAACTATGCGACCTCAATGAATGACCGTATGTCGTTCTACCAAGACACGATCATTCCCCGCTTATCCAAATACCGCCAAACGATTAACGATCAGCTAATGACTCCGCTCGGATATGAGCTGATCTTCCAGCCTGAGGCCTTGAGTATCTTGCAAGAAGACGAGGCGCAGAGAGCGGCCTCACTGAAGTTACTCACTGATGCTGGGGTTCCGCTTAATGATGGCATGATCATCCTTGGGTATGACTACGAAATTACTGCAACAAACGTGCCTACGTACATCGAGCCAATTCCCGTGGCCAAAATTGCTGAAGTTGCGCCCAAGCCTGCCGATGATACTCCGCTTGAAACGAATGCAGGTGCCCCCGTACCCGATCAAGCGCAAACAAAAGACTACACACTGTGGAGACGCAAAGCAGAGAAACGGCTATTGGCCAACAAGTCACTTGACTTTGAATTTGCTAGTGCGGAGATCGACGCCGAGGACCTTGCATGGATCCGCTACAACTTGACCGAGTGTAAATCGATTCACGACATTAAACACCTCTTTGACGAGGTAAAGACCATTGGGGTCAACGATGCAGAGCGACCACTCTACAATTCGATTTACAGTTACTTACGCAAGAAAGGTAATGAGCTGTCGCTTATCCTCGCGGGTGGCCAACTCAACGAATTGCCCCCGGAGTTCTTCTCCGATATGCCTGATGCAATGGTCAGTTTCTTGGCCAGTCATATGCAAGACGTATTGCTTTCATTGCAAGACCGCTACACCGTCGATATTGATGATGCACTTGAGCAATCACTGATTAATAAGCAGATCGATGCTTACATGCCGAAGTTGATCAAAGGCCTTACTGACACTACGTCAACACTGGTTAAGACAGTAATTGACCGTGCGCGTGCGAACGGCGGCATGACTAACGATGAGATTATGGCTCAGTTGTTACCCGCATTCGGTAAACGACGCGCCGAAATGATTGCAATTACTGAGTATACGCGCTCGGCCAGCAATGCTACGTCAGTCTATCAGACTTACTTGGAGGACTACGGCATCAAAGCAACGCGTGTGTGGAACACTGAGAACGATGAAATCTCCCGCAAGTGTCCTATCTGCGCTCCGCTTAACGGTAAAACTGAAGACGTGTGGGCCGAAAGGTATCCCGCCGGTGCACCCGCTCACCCTCGTTGCCGATGCGACATCTCAATCAAGATCGGGAGGTAACTATGCAAGTAGAGGTAAAAATACCTGCACACCTAATCGCAGACATTCAAGCTGTATACAAAAATATCGCTGAACCAACACTCGTAGGATTGGCCACTCAGACACAGCATAAACTGATGTCGGAAAAGCCACCTCCTCCCGGTAAGGGTAGCGGAGAGTTTGTCTCCGACAAGCAACGAAAGTACGTCATGGCCGCTATCAGAGAGGGTCGCATCGAAGTACCTTACCGCCGTGGTATTAGTCCCGGTACTCAACGCATGAACCGATCGTTCAAATTGTTTAAGGCACCAAGTTCGGTGTACCTTACAAACTCCGCCAGCTACTGGCAGTTCGTAATCGGAGGAAAGCAAGCAACGATCCATCAAGGACGTTGGGGTACTGTTGACAAAGCGCAGGCAGAGATACTTAGATCGGGGCTACTGGAAAAGCTCGTGGCTAAAGCGTTACGCAAATACTTTAAGGAGAACTAACATGGCATGGAAATACACCTACACCGTCCCCGATGCAGTTGCGGAGAATGCACGCCGTGCCCTAGAGGTACGCGCAAGTAAACCCGAGAGTGAACGTGGCATGACCCGAGTTGGCCTTGCCCGAGCAAATCAACTCGCCAACCAAGAACCCGTCAGTATAGACACGCTACGCCGCATGATAGCCTACTTTGCACGACATGAAGTCGACAAACAGGGTTCCACATGGGATCAACAGGGTAAAGGGTGGCAAGCTTGGTACGGCTGGGGCGGAGACGAGGGTCGTGAATGGGCTGAATCAACAGTAAAGGAAGTAATTATGAACGAAAAGAAGAATGAGTGGGTAGGCGATCAACTCAGCCAGCATCAACTA